ACTTATATATAGATGGTTCTCAAGTTGGCTCAGTAGCAACAGTAAATGGCATATCACACTCAACAAATCTTATTTTAGGTCAAGTTGGTGCATTTAATGGTTTTTATTTAGGCTCAATAGACCAAGTTCGCATCTTTGACCGAGCAATAACATCAGACGAAGTAACTACACTTTATGACGAGGTTTATTGTCAACCTACTATTGTACCTACAGACCATTTTGAACCTGTTTTATATACTGGTAATGGTACTACTCAATCAATAACTTCTTTAGATTTTCAACCAGATTTTACTTGGATAAAAGAAAGAAATAATCCTATTGACCATTTATTATTTGACGTTGTTAGAGGTGCAGGAGTTTACCAAAGGTCTAACCTAGCTAGTAATGACCCAGCGCCTCAATTAGCTACATTAAGTTCCTTTGACAGTAATGGATTTTCTGTTGGGACAGATGGTGGAGTTAATGGAAATAATGATACTTACGTTGCTTGGAACTGGAAAGCAGGAGGTACAGCAGTATCAAACACAGATGGAACTATTACGAGTCAAGTATCAGCGAATACAGATGCAGGGTTTAGTATTGTTAAATGGACAACCACTGCCGCAGCTTCTTGGAATGTGGGACACGGGTTAGATACCGCCCCTGAAATGATAATATCTAAAATGACAAGTTTTTCAAACGCTTGGGAGGTTTATCATAAAGACGTAGGAACAGGTAAGTATTTACAACTTGCCTCTACAGCAGCAGCAACCACAGACGCTGGTGGTTTTTCAAGCGTTACGGATACCACTTGGACTTCTTATACAACAAATACTACAGGGACTTATATCGCCTACTGCTTCAATTCAGTAGATGGATATTCTAAATTCGGTTCTTACACAGGAACTGGAGCAAGTGGGATTAGTATTGTAACAGGGTTTAGACCTGCTTTTTTATTGATTAAAAATACAGATAGCGCTCACGATTGGGTAATATTTGACAATAAAAGGGATACAACAAATCCTAATAGCTCAAAATTATCTCCCAACACATCAGGTGCAGAATATACAAATTCATCTATAGATATTGATTTCGCTTCAAATGGCTTTGTAATACAAGGAACAGATGATGCCATTAACGATACAAACGAAACACACATTTATTTAGCAATAGCAGAAGAGAACGTACAACCAGAACCAGAGTTAGCTAATAGCTTTAACGTAGTTACTTATACAGGGAATGGTAGTACACAAGCTGTAACTGGATTAGGATTCCAACCAGATTTAGTATGGATAAAGTCAAGGACAGATGGAAGTCACTGGCATATTTTACACGATAGTATTAGAGGTGTTGGTAATAGATTATTTTCTAATGCAACTAATGCCCAAAGTTATTACGCTGCAAGTTTGCAATCATTTGATACAGACGGATTCACTTTAGGTGCAGATACAGATGTGAATGCTAACGGAGATAACCACGTCGCTTGGGCTTGGAAAGCATCTAATGATAGTACTATCAATAATGACGGTAGTATAACAAGTGTGGTTAGTGCGAATCCTGCAAGTGGTTTTAGTATTGTGAAGTATACATCCACTTCTTCAACCTCAACAATTGGTCACGGTTTGGATGATGTTCCTGAACTAATTATTTTAAAATCAACTACTAATACAGGAGATTGGCAAGTGTATTCTTCGGAAACAGGAAACACTAAAAAACTACTTTTAAATTCAACCGCAGCAGCATCTACATCAGGAATTTGGAGTAACACTACTCCTACTTCAAGTGTTTTTACAAGTGCTTTTAATAGCGTAGGTAGTGTTATCGCCTACTGCTTCCATTCAGTAGATGGTTATCAGAAGGTAGGGAGTTATAGTATGACTTCTGGAAGTGCTGTATCTGTTGATGTTGGTTTTGTGCCGAGATTTGTCTTATTAAAAGAAACAACGAGAGATGCAGGATGGATAATTGTTGATAATGAAAGAAATTTAAGTGGAAATTATAAAGCAAGATTATATCCACACTCAACTAGTGCTGAAAGTACTGGACAACAAATTCAATTTATTGGAAATACTTTTAACATCAATTGGGGTTCTACGGGAAATAATCACAACGGAGGAACAGGAATTTATTTAGCAATAGCATAATGGAAGATTTGAAGATAGCTTTTACTAATATATTCGCACTTGGGTTAAGTGTTTCAGAGGCAAACCCAGTATTACAAACGGTATCCCTTTTATTAGCTATCGGATATACTATAATATCAATATATAAAAAACTTAAATGAAATTACCTAGAAACGGAGTAGCGAGAGAGATAAGAAGTTATGTAGGTTCGTTACTAATATTCCTTTTTGTTATTGGACTTATTATAGCTTTGATACAATTCCCTGTACTAGATACAAATAAAGAGGTTGTAATGATGCTGATAGGTACTATAAGCGCCTCTATTGGAATAACGGTAGCTACTATAACAGGAAGTAAGCCAGACGATATAAACGCTCTTAAACAGTCCCTAGAGAAGAAAGACCATCAAATAGAAATGTTAGTAGCAGCTAAAGATAATCTTGAAGAAATGGTAATTAACTTGCAAAAGGAAATGTTACAAAACCAAGATAATATGATGGATAAAATAATCCTTAAAGCTGCTATGGAATTTGATGATAAGAATAACCCAACTAAAAAATAAATTATGATAAAAAAGTATTACGATATAGCAAAAGCAGAAGTTACTAAATGGGTATTTGGTGGATGGAATAGCGAAAGTATATTTCAGAAAGGTAAAGTTATCTTTGTAGGTGTTGTACTGTTCTTTATTCTTTGGAAATTAATTTACGATATATTTGTATGAATCTTAATTACTTTTCCTTATCAGAGTTTGATTGTCCTAGCTTACCTAATTCAGGCAAGAATATGGATACTAACTTTCTTTATAAACTTGAACACGCAAGAGAACTCGCAGGAATACCATTTAAAATCACAAGTGGTTACAGAACAGCAGACCATAACGAAACAGTTGGAGGTGTGCCTAACTCAAGCCACCTTATCGGAGTCGCAGCAGATATTGCTGTTGGAAGCGGAAACGAAAGATACGTTATACTTAACGCCCTTATTAGAGCAGGATTTAAACGTATTGGAGTTGCAAAAGGGTTTATACACGCAGATACAGATGACTCCAAGTCAAACTCTGTTTGGACTTACTAATACCGTAGGCACTACCTTATGTCTGACAAAAAGAAATTTAAAGATACCCAAGTAGGACAATTCCTCTTAAACAAAATACCTAATGTTGTAGAAGCAGTAGCAGGAGATACTTTAGCAGGAAGTGTTATACAGGCTATTATAGGGGGTTCTGGAATGTCAGAGGAAGATAAGTCCGTAGCACTAAAGAAACTTGATTTAGAACGTGCTGAAATAGATGGTACTACTCGTAGATGGGTTGCTGATGCTCGTAGTGGTTCTTGGTTAGCTTCTAATGTAAGACCATTAGTATTAGTATTTTTAACTGTAAGTTACATTATAGGATGGTATCTTAACTATCCTTTAGATTCTATCACAGGTTTATTATCAATCGTTATTGGTGGATATTTCGGTTCAAGAGGAGTGGAGAAAGTCTTTGGTAATTCAAAACATAAATAATGGCAAAACTTCAAATAAACAATTATAACAAGAGTAATAAAGTTAAACGTAAGGGAGTACACTCTAAGTCTAAAACAAGCTCTCTAAAGACCTCTAAGAACTATTCTAAGACATATAGAGGACAGGGTCGTTAAACACAGTAGTTAAATAGCTTTAAAAGAAAAGAAAGAAAGCAGAACAACTACAAAGAAGAAAAAAGAAAGAAAAGAAAAAGCCCCCTAGAAAAACAAACGATCTAAAACTATCTGATCCAACAGGCTATCTCAACTGAAGTATTGTAATTTTTATAGTAGATTTACTGCTACTGTTTTGCAAATATATAAGATTTATTTAATTTTGCAATATGGATTACAAATATTTTACTTTTGATGAATTTGATTCCCCTGATAAAATAGGTAGTGGATACAGGTATATGGATAGGGAGTTTATAGAGATGTTAGATGAAGCTCGTGATATAGCAAAGCTAGAGTTCAAGATACTTAGTGGATATAGGACAAAGTATGCTAACACTAATATATTCTCTGCTGCAACTACAAGTTCACACCTGATTGGTAGGGCTGCTCACATAAGATGTTTAAACTCTAAGTTCAGATTAAGAATTGTTGAAGCTCTATCTATGGTAGGATTTAGGAGGATAGGTATACACAGGGATTATATACACGTTGATAATGATGATTTAAAACCACCATCTATTTGGTTAATATCGTAACCTTATATATCTTTGTGTTGTAATCGGACATTATTTCTTTGGTAATTAAGAGGGTGAAGTTAAGTAGCCCTCTTTTTTTTGCTCATATGTTAAATTTTTGTTAAAATTGTTGTTAGTAAAGTATTTTTTGTACCTTAGCTAAAAATATCAAAGATGAAACACTTTTATGACCTGTCCTCTTACTTAAAGATTCGTATAGAAACTTTACAGTCCAGAAACGCCAAGCTAGAGTATGAATTAGATCGATTAAGAACATTCTTATTCGAGGTTACTGATTCTGATTGTCCTAAAGAGTATAAGGATATTGTCAGAAAAGAAATTGTCAAAGATGAAAGTTTAACCGATTAATTTATTTATTATGAACATTACTGAAAAACTACTAAAAATTCAGACAGAGCTTAAAGCTCCTAAGAATCAACGAAACGCATTTGGTAAGTATAATTACCGAAGTGCTGAAGACATCCTAGAGGCTATTAAACCTTTAGCTGCTAAACACAAAGTGTTGTTTAAGATTACAGAGAAAGTTGAAAAGATGAAAGATAGGGTTTGTGTAGTATCAACCGCTAAGATGATTGATGCCACTGATCCTGCTTCCTCTATAGAGTCTGACGCAACTGCGTTTATAGACTTTGGTGCTAAGGGAATGCAAGCACCTCAACAAACAGGTTCTGCTTCCTCTTATGCCAAGAAGTATGCTTTAGGTAACTTATTACTTATAGACGATACTAAAGATTCTGATGCTACTAATGACCACAGTACTACAAGTGCTATACCTGCCTTAATGAAAGGCTCAACAAATTGGTCTAAGGTTGTTAAGTATTTACAGGAAGGTGGAGACTTGAACAAAGTTATTCAAAAGTATAGTGTTAGTTCTACACTAAAAAAAGAGCTACAAAGTTTAACTAATTAATATATATATTATGATTTTTAATGCAAGTATTGACTTATCTAAAATTGAGAAGTCTAAGATTATCAAAGGTAAGAAAGGTAGTTATTTAAACATTACAGGTTTTGTTAATGATGAACTTGACCAGTATGGCAATAATGTTTCAATTATTGTTTCTCAAAGTAAAGAAGAGAGAGAGGTTAAGACACCTAGAGTTTATTTAGGTAATGGTAAAACAAACACCATTAATACTCCTGCTCCTGCTGAGGAAGTTGGGTTGGATGATTTAGCATTTTAATTTAACAGGGGGTGGCAGAGATGTTGCCCCCTTTTTATTTTCCGATTATGATAGAACGTCAAATAAGAATATTATCAGATTATATTTCAAAACAGAATAACACAACCTGGAGAGAAAAAAAGGCTTTCAACGATTTGGTTAATCACTGTGAAATGTTAGATAAGAACTACAAGGATAAAACTTTGTACTTAGAAAGATTAGCCTCTTGGTATATTGACCATATATTTGAGTTGAATCAAGAGCATATAAAAGAAGTTAGTTGGGGGTTTTTTAAGCATATATTATTAGATAAGTTGGCAATAATATTAAATACTCCTTCAGAATATTACTATACAAGCCTAGAAAATAACATACTAGGTTTAGACATACAAAATAATAACAAGATAAAGCCCTACGGAAGCGTTTTAAGAGCCTCTAAGCTACTTATTAAAGATGTTATAGTAAATAATACCAAAGACAAATATGAACCAATTAAAGATAGATTATGAGCAGAAATATAAAGCAATCTTGGAAAGTAGCTACGTCGATCCTCTTGGAAATGTATCGCAACCGCCCCTTGCCCTTTCTTATGGCCTTAGTGGTGGTTATAATCCTCTCCCCACTGGTATTGCCACTTACGGGAATTTCAGCTTTGTACAGGCTCCTCCGAAATCGAAAAAGACGTTCTTCCTTTCACTTATAGCTTCGGCTTATGTTGGGGGTAAGACACAGAGAACAGGCGATATGTTAGGACACAGAGAAGGTAAGAAGTTAATACACTACGATACAGAGCAAAGTACATTCCACGCTCAGAAGGTTTTTCGTAGGGTTAATGATATCTGTGGCACTACAGAAGATTACTATACTTACGCTTTAAGAGCTTACTCTGCACCTGAACGATTAGACTTTATAGATTGGCATTTATACAATACTGACAATATTGGGTTAGTAATAATAGACGGTATTGCTGATTTAGTTTTAGACAGTAATGATTTGATACAATCAAGCAAGCTCGTTCAATATCTTATGAAGTGGACACAGGAGTTAAATATTCATATAATAACAGCAATCCATTCTAATTGGAACTCTGAAAAGCCTACGGGACACTTGGGTTCTTTTTTAGAGAAAAAGGCTGAAACACAAATAGCCTTAGAGTTAACAGAGGATAAAAGTATAGCAGTAGCTAAATGTAAAAGAAGTAGGGGTTATTCGTTTGATGATTTTGCGTTTAAAGTAGACACAAGCGGTTTACCTTCTATATTAGAATCGATCCCTGATCAGATAGATAAAGATAAATACTTAAAGGTATGATTATATATATAGTTTTTTTTATAATTGTGTTAGTTATTTTGTTTAACTTAGTGCAACATAAAGAATCAAATAGAGATTAATTGAGAAGAAGAAGCAAAAAGAGAGGACCAGTACAATCGAAGAAGATGTCTTATGATGGAATTAATTTTGCGTCTGGACTTGAGAAGTATATGTATATGGCTTTAAAGAAGCATAACATTAAATGTAAGTATGAAGGGGAAACGTTTGTACTTATTAATGGTTTTCACTTTGAGAATGAGTCTTATGAGAGACAGGCCAACGGAAAAGGAGAGCTAGTTAATAGAGGCTCAAAAAGAATATTACCTATAAAGTACACACCTGATTTTATCGGTGAAGACTTTATAATTGAGACCAAAGGTAGGGCGAATGAATCGTTCCCTATCAGATGGAAATTGTTCAAAAAATTGATTACAGAACAGTTTCCTGCTTACACCCTATATAAACCTCAAAACCAAAGAGAATGTGATAGGGTAATTAAATTAATTTTAAACAAGTATGAAATTTATTAAAATGTTTTTTGTTTTTATCGGATTTATGGTAACTAGTACACTTTGGGGGTATATTGGTTTGGTTGTATTAAAAAAATTAAGATATATGATATGAATGTACAATTTGAATTAATAAAAGGATTCCTATTAGGAATAGATTATTTGACTGATATCGAACAGGAAGATGTTTACGGTGTTGTTACTTTTGATCTACTTCGGATAAGTGTAGGATTTTTCTTTATACACATTATGTTGAATGCTAGAGATTCTAAGTAAAAACCACAGCATTTGGGTATCTATGGGGTTGTCTATCGGCATCCCCAATAGTATCGTGGAGGACTTTGTTCACGAGACTTATCTTAGATTAAACAAGTATGTTGGAAATCCTGAGAAGATAATGTATAATGAAACTGAAGTTAATAGGTTTTACGTCTACATAACCTTAAAGAATTTATGGACTGATTACAACAAAGCTAAGTCCAAGTATGTCGTTTATAAGATGGATGACTATGACGGTGAATATAATTTCAATACTCCAGATTGGGCCTTGTATGAAGAGGTAAGCTACGATAAGGAAAAGGCTCAGGAGTATATTTTAGCTAAGATAAACGAAGAGGTAGAGTCTTGGGATTACTGGTATGACAAAAAACTGTTTAAGTTATATTACAATACGGATTTAAGTCTTAGGAAGCTGGCTAACGAAACTAATATCTCAGTCACTTCTATTTTTAATAGCTGTAAAAACTATAAAGATATTATTAGAAGTAAATTTGGAGAAGACTTTGAGGATTATTTAAATGGAGATTTTGAGTTAATATATGAGGACTAATGGAAGATGAATTATTAGATTTTTTAGATTGGTACAACGTTATGTGCCATAACATAGAAGGTAAGACTTCTAGGGAGATAATTAATATGTATATGTATTTTTTAAATAATAAGATATGAGTGAAGAAAAATTACCACAAAAACCAAAGGATAAAAGAACTAAGCAATACAAGGAATGGGTTGCTAAGTATGAGACTGCCTCAGAGGGAGTTGGAGACACAGTAGCTAAGATCACTAAAGCTACAGGAATAGATAAGGCTGTGAAATTCTTAGCTGGTGAGGACTGTGGGTGTGATGATCGTAAAGATACTCTAAATCACCTATTTCCTTATAATAAACCTAACTGCTTTACAGAGCAGGAATTTGAAGTTTTAGATGAGTTATTCTCTAATCCTAATTGGAGATTAAGGACTCTGTTAGGTGAGGAGATAAAAGCTCTTTATGTTATATACAATAGGGTTATGAATACTTCTGACGTTCCTAGTGGATGTGGTAATTGTGTTACAGGTAGGCTGAACAAGCTAGAGCGTTTATACAAAGAGTATTTATAATGGATATGTGGAATGAACAGAGATTATTCGATCACCTCGTAGAGTGTTGCTATATTGATTTAGTTAAAGCTGAAAAACAAATGAGTAAGTGGGATTGCTATAGCCCTCAAACATTCCACAGAATAGAGTTGAAATGCAGGACTAAGCATTTTGATGGACTCTTAATAGAGAAGAAGAAGTTTGATGCGCTAATAGAAAAGTGCCACGACAATTTAGACATACCCATTTATATTAACTCAACTCCTACTGGGGTTTTCAGGTTTAATCTATATAATGTGAAACCTGAATGGGTGACTGATTATTTCAACAAAACAACCCAATTTGCAAATAACAATAAAGTGCCTAAAGAGGTTGCTTACTTGGATGTAAAAGACGCAGAGATATTATGAGTGATAGTAAAAAGAAATACCAAGAAATGATGGAAGATGGTAAGTGGTCAACAGATAGTACAGGTTACTCCTACAGTAATTTACCTAAAGACCCAATAGTGCAAAAGGTCGTTAATAAGTTCCATTCACGTTCAAGAGATGGTATATTAAAGTATGGAACTACTTTGTACGATAGTCCAGATGATTTCTATGCTTTCTTAAATCATTTACAGGAGGAATTGATGGATGCCTGTCTTTACATAGAGACAATTAAAAAGCAAAAATAAAGAAATGAAAATAGAGGAACGAATAAGAAAAATACAAGGATACAGGACTTGGTCTATTAAAAGGAAGGTTGATGAACTTCTTGAGATTGATGCTCACAATTACACTAATCTAGGGATTGATTCTACTAAGGCAGAGAAGAAAGCTGTTAAGGATATTAGTAGAAAGATATATAGAGCTATATCAATTATAAACCCCTTGGATGGATATATCCTAGAGGCCCATATGAATGAGAAGGACCTAACTAAAGCAATAGATCAATAGATGTTAGTCTTATTGATTGATGTTATTACTGTGATAGTAGGATTGGTCCTCTGGTTCTTTGTGATTAAATATATAATAGAAAATTAAATATGAAAGAGTCTACACTGGTTAAGATGCAGTATGATCTTAAAATAGCACAACAGGCCTTAGTTGTTGCTTTAGAAAGAATAAAGAAATTAGAGGAAAAAAATATAGAAGAAAAAGAGTAGTTGTTTAAAAATTGTTTATATTAGCAGTATGAAAACAATTAAACTACTAGACAATAAAGAGTGGGATGTTTCTGAAATCTTAGATAAGATGGAGGATGACTCCTTTTATTATGGTTACTTAGGAAAGTATGCGTTATCATCTTCATCTTCTAAGGACCTTTACAAATCTCCTAAAAGTTATTTCAATAAGACTCAGCAAGTTAATGGTGATGTTCCTGCTCTAAGAGAGGGTAGACTGATTCATACTGTTGTTCTTGAGGAGGAGAAAATAAACAATAAATACGACTTTGTTGATATAGGTAGCAGAAATACTAAGACCTTCAAAGCAGCTAAAGAAGAGGCTACTAGCAAAGGCAAAGAGATTATGCTGGTTAGTGAACTTAATAAAGCTAACGAGCTTTGTAACTCCATTAGATTCAACAGTGATGCCAATGAACTATTCACAGGAGGTTCTGCTGAGGTCCCTGCTATTGGTAATTTGTTTGGTATTCCTTTTAGGGGAAAGGCTGATTACTTGAAAGATGGACACTTAATAGACTTAAAGACTACAGCTAAGCTAGATGGATGGGAGAGAGCTGCTAAATATAGTTGGCATTATGATATGCAGGGTTGGATTTATTGTGAACTCTTTGGAGTTGAGAGGTTTACCTATGTAGTTATAGAGAAAGGTTCTGGTGATATAGGAATATTTGAACTCACTAAGAATACAAAAGAGATAGGTGGAGACAAGGTTAAACAAGCTGTCAATACTTATAAGGAATACTTTATTGAAAAAAGAAGCAAGGTAAATGACTTTACAATCAGAGGATTTCTTTAGTAAATTTGAAGAAGAGAAGATGCTATACTTTTACCTCTCACTTATAGATTTACTTTATGGAGTTGATATAAGGCAACTAGAAGAGGATATAAAAATATACGAACAAATAGAGTCCTACGAGGCTTGTGCAGGGATTAAGAAGGCAGTGGATATTGCTCAACATAAAACCTTTAAAGAGATTAAACTTATTGCATTAGAGGTACAGGAAAAGTACAATTTTGATGCAGTTTATGATAATAATTAAAACCAATTATAATGATTACAGATTTAGTAAAAGGATTAGTAGAGGACTACTACAAGGTAGAATTGAATAAGAATACTAGACTAAGAACTCACGTTGAGGCTAGGGCTATTTATTTCAAGATACTTAGAGATAACACAAAAATGAGCTTAGAGTCTATAGGAAGAAGTGTAGGGAGAGATCACGCCACTGTTCTTTACGCTCAAAGAAAGCTATCTGAATGGCTTGAGTTTGATGCTCAAATGAAAAGGGATTACGAAACCTTAGAGAGTAGATTTAAACACGCAATATCCTTAGATAAGGAACTGGCTGAGAAGTCAGTATCAGCAGAAGGGTTTTATGAGAAGCAGTATAAGAGGTTGGAATCTAGACTTAATGATATCTTATCAAAGATTGAAGAAGAGGATGGTTCTATTCTTGAGCCTAGAACTACATTTGAAGCATTAGACACGTTACTCAACAAATATAACTTCTTGAAGTCAAGAGTGCTTCGTGTTGATCCTAAGAGAATAAAAAGTGGTGAATTTGATTTAGTGTAGTTATGGCAAAGAAGATTCCAGTAGACTATTCAGTCATAAATCAAGAAGCAGCGAAATGGTGTATAAACAGGGGTTATAAGATATATCCTATACCAGTTGAATTTAAGGAACTTAAGTATAAACAAAGGTTAGGTGTTAAGTTTAGGTTGGTTGTAGAGTTTGCAGGAGACAAGAAGGTGGGCAGTAAACTTTATGAAGATGTTGAGTGGTCCAATGCGATCTGGTCTGTTTACAGTTACCTATATAATAAGCACGGAAGTAATGGGTAGAAAACCAAAAGAAAGGAAGTTCGTAAAGGCCACAGATGGCAGACGTAATAATGGTAGGAAGAAAGGAGACAAGGTAAATAAACCTGTTGTAGCCACTCCTAGTGCTATTAACAAGGCGAAGAAGGATAGGGTAGGGATATATGCTTTGAACGCTATGCAGAAAGTATTTGGCTCTGAGACAGAGGCTTGGGAGTCTCTTGCTGAACAAGCAAAGGATTCTTTTCCACATATGAAGCTCTTGTTTGAATATAAGTATGGAAAGCCTGACGAAGCTAGACTAAGTGGAGATAAGCCTAAAGTAAATATAAATATAAAAAACCTGTTCGCAGGAAACCAAGAAGATAACAATAACGATATAATAGACATTACAGATGAATAAGGAATTTCCAGAGAATTGGTGGGATTATGGACTAAACCCTATACTAGGTTATAGATACAATCCAGACGGTAAGGGGTTACCTGTTAAATTTAGAAAGTTAAGTGTTGAAAACACCTCAGTTAAACGATAAATATCAAGCACTAGGTAATGACAGTAGGTATTTTGTAACTACTGGTGGGAGGGGTAGTGGTAAGTCTTTTGGAGTTACGTCTTTCCTTGCACTGCTTACTATGGAGAAAGGTCATAAGATATTGTTTACTCGATATACTATGACCTCTACAGCTAATTCTATTATCCCTGAGTTTATAGAAAAGATTGAGCTTTATGGTATTGCTCAGCATTTCAGAATAACCAAAGATGAGATTATAAATATCTCTACAGGAAGCTCTATAATGTTTAGGGGTATCAAAACTTCAGCAGGTAACCAGACTGCTGCTCTAAAGTCCCTACAAGGGGTTACTACCTTTGTATTGGATGAAGCAGAGGAACTTATTAATGAAGATGACTTTGATAAGATTGATCAGTCTGTACGTTCTAAGTCTAAGCAGAACAGGGTTATTTTAATACTTAACCCTACTACTAAGGAACACTGGATATACCAGAGGTTCTTTGCAGCTAAAGGTATTAATGGAGGTTATAATGGTTGGAAGGATAATGTAACTTATATACATACTACCTTTAAAGATAACTTAGATCACCTGTCAGACTCTTTTCTAGAACAGATAGAGGATATTCGTAGACGTAGACCTGATAGGTATAATCACCAGATATTAGGTGGTTGGTTAGATAAAGCAGAGGGAGTTGTTTTTACGAGATGGAGTATTGATGCTTTTAATGAGTATTTACCTTATATATATGGTCAAGATTTTGGGTTTTCAGTCGATCCTACGGTCCTTCTGAAGATGGCTATAGATAAGGATAGGAAGAAGATATATTTAAAGACACAGTACTGTAAAGTAGGTTTGTCTACAAAAGAGATAGGTGAGCTAAATAGGAGATATGCTGGTGAGAATCTTATTATTTGTGATAGTGCAGAGCCTAGACTTATACAGGAGCTGAAGATATATTGTAATATTAAACCTACAATAAAGAAGCAAGGTAGCATACTAACTGGTATAGCCTTGATACAGGATTACGATTTGGTTGTTGACCCTGAATCTACAGAGTTAATTAAGGAGCTTAACAATTATGTTTGGCACAGTCGCAACGAAAGACCAATCGATAAATGGAATCACCATCTTGATAGTATGAGGTATGGTATTCAGTATTACTTAAAGAATATAAATAAAGGAAGTTACGTCATTCGATAACTCTTAAACGCAGTACCCTCTTGAACGCAGTAGGTTCTTAAACATAGTGGGTCTTCTTAAACGCAGTAGGTATCGTTAAACGCAGTAGGCTCTTAAACGCAGTAGGTTTTTTTGCCCTTTGATTGCATTTTACAAGTAAACGATTTAAGCCCCTCAAATTTCTTTTATGTAGGGTTATACCTAAAAAGGTATAGAATCTCTTAAAACGTCTTAAAATAGGTTTCACGTTGTTTTTATTAGTACACAAAAAAAGTTATAATTGATAGGTTAAAAAAGTTTCATTTCCCTTGCACAATAAAAAAGTTTTTGTTATTCGTGTGCGTTCCTTAATTATAGGGAAAAAAATATTTTAATATTTGTTAGTTAATTGTTAGTTAATTAAAAAAATTTATTATCTTTGATTAAGTTTAACCAATAACACAAAACAAATGAAACTACTAAAACTACTTAATCAATTTACTTTAATCTTTACAATTTTATTTTTAGCCTATATTATTGGGCAAATTATAAGAGCTATTATTTAATCTATTAAAAACTAAAGAAATGAACAAAGAACAATTATTCCAGGAAATTACAAGCGGTAAAATATTTACAGCTCAATTTATCAAAAAAGACGGGTCAAGGCGTTTAATCAATTGCCGAACTAATGTAAAGAAGTTTACTAATGGTAAAGGGTTAAGTTTTGATCCAATAGCCAGAAACTTGCTACCTGTTTACGATCTAAAAGCTAAAGATTATCGTTTTATAAATTTATCAACTTTGATAAGTGTAAAGATTAAAGGAAAGGAACACTTTATTAATGATCTTATAATAAATGAAAGTATAAACAATATTAAACAAATTAATAAAAGCCTTTAATTATGGAGATACAAAAAATAGATAATATTGAAAACTATGTCGTTTTAACCTATCCACAATTTGAAACAAAAATTAAAGATATAGAATACAGGATTTTTGGCGTATGTTATAACGGTTCAGGATTAGAAGATATTGAATGTATTAATAAACAAACAGAAGAAAATATTTTTCACAAATTACCTGAAGAAACTAAAAACAAAATAGTAAAGATATTACTTGACATTTTAGCTGATAAAAAAAATCTAACATATTAAAAGAATGAAAAATTACACAATACCGAAAAACCTTTTAAGTAAAGGAATGACAAACGCCAAAACGGCAAAAAATAATCTAGATACTTTTATTCTATATCTAGCACCACACAAACAAAACGCCAAAGGTGTAAACGTTTGCCCTGCTGCTTCTGTTGGTTGTGTCGCTGCTTGTTTATATAGTGCGGGACGTGGTAAGTTTTCGAACGTGCAAAAGTCAAGAATAAACAAAACCAATTTTTATATATCTAATAAGAGTTTGTTTATTAAAAAATTAGCTACTGAAATCCTAAGGGAATATACCAAAGCAAAAAAGAAAAATATTAAAATTGCTTTTCGTTTAAATGGTACATCCGATCTTGATTTCGTTTACTTGCTTCAAAAATATGCGGGGTTAGATATTAGTACCTTAAAAGATCATTCTACCTTTTATGATTATACTAAATTGATAGGTAAAACTCAAAAATATTTAAACCATCCAAATTATTTTGTAACCTTTTCAAGGGCTGAAAATAACGAAAGCACCGCTTTAAGTGTTTTGAATATGGGCGGTAGTGTTGCCGTGGTTTTCTCTAATAGTTTACCTAATTTTTGGCGGGGCTTTAAAGTTATTGACGGTGATAAGAGCGACCTTGAAATGTTATACTATAAAAATGTAGTATTGGGACTCAAGGCAAAAGGTGACGCAAAAAAAGATGATAGCGGTTTTGTGATAGAAAGTAAAAAAGACATATTAACTAAACAATTAAAAACAATATAATGATAAAAACAATATTGAAACAAAATAAAGATCGCACTTCATTTAAATTAATTGTACTTAACAAAGTACAGGATCAATATTTGTTTAAAGAAAAGATATTTTGTAACTACAAAGAAGCTATTAAACATCAAGAGAAAATTAATAAAATTTAAATATAATGGAAAAGAAATACGAATACCTGACAGAATACCAAATTAAACAAATGAATAAAGAAACTAAAGCGGAATTAATAGACAGGCTTAATGAAGCAGAAAAAAAATACAGGCGTTTAAATTGGGAGCTTGATCACTACGGAAAAGCCACAATATTAATAAGTAAAGGTGGGGCTATATTGCAAACCTTAAATTTTAATGAAGATACGAATCCACACGGGCTGAGAATAGACGAATTAAAAAACGTTACTAATAATCTAGAGCATATTTATCAGGATTATGAAAGTAACATAGAGAGCACAATAATTTTAAAAAGCGTTTGGGATGAAACAGAATAAAGAAATACAAAAGATTAATAAAGACTTTTATATATATGAATTTAATCACAAGTATTATCTCAATAGTCTTTGCTTGACAATAGAAAAAAGAATATCAGAAAAACAATATTTTAAACTAATAGAAACTAATTAAAAAATTATGACCGACAACGAAATAGTATATATATTAAACAGAGACTTTCCGAATATATATAATCAAATTTTAGAATATTACGAAGAAATAGAATAACACCTTTTTTTGTTTTGTTTGGATACCCTTGTAGATTAATTTTTACAGGGGTATTTTTTTGGATTTATTTTAAAGTTAATTTGTTGATTTACAAATAGGTTAATTTTACTAGGTGCGCTCGATCTTCCCTTTTTCACCCTCTATTTAAGCCCCCTCACAGCGCTCCTAAGAGACTCTAAAGATATTTTAATACCTAAGGTCCATTTTGAGGCTAAATTGCTTAAATTGACGTAAAATGAATAACGGTGGGGTTGAGGTATCAGGTTTTGGAAAATCAGACACTTTTGGAATAAACGAAAAAACCCTCCTAATATTAAGGGAGGGTCTAATCAATTAACTATAAAAACTAAAATCTAAAAAAATGCACCACATATGAGGGTACATTTCAAATATAGTAATAATAATTTAAATATAAGGGAGGCTTGAGAAAAGAATATAGTTAGGGCTTTTCTGACTTGGGGTGTATGATAACCTAGAGTTCTCTAAAGATATAGTTTGCTATAGATTTAATAGCCCACTTGTTGTGGTCTATTGGTTATCTGTGGATATAACTGACTTTTATGCAAAGTGTTTTATTTTCTAGCTAAATACAGAATATATGTTTAGTGGTTATATAGGTATGAGTCAGAAATTTACATTAGAAATACCAAAAGACCTGTCCGCTATCACACTACAACAGTACCAGAAGTATCTTAAAGTTATGGAGGGTAAAGAAGATTCGGAAGATATGGAATTTATGAATCTTAAGGTGCTAGAGATATTTTGTGGTGTAACTATGAAAGAGGCTTATAATTTACCTTTAGCTAAATTTAGTTTTATCATAAACCATATTGTAGACATATTTAAAGAGAGTACACCTCTACAAAGAGACTTTACTTTAACAGACCCTAAAGGTGACAGTGTAACGTTTGGTTTTATACCAAAGTTAGATGATATAACACTAGGGGAGTTTATTGACTTAGATAATTATATAGGTGATTGGGATAATATGCATAAGGCTATGGCTGTATTGTATAGACCTATAACCTTCCGTAAGGGTGATTTGTACTTGATAGAGGATTATGAAGGTACAGACAAGTACTCGGAGATAATGAAGGATTCACCTGTAAACGTAGCTTTAGGTGCGATTGTTTTTTTTTATCGTTTAGGGAACGTTTTGTCGGGATATTTAGCGGACTCTTTAACCAAGGAGTTGATGGAGGATCAGGAGCTGAAGGATCATTTGGAAGCAAATGGGGATGGTATCAATCAATATATGCAATCGCTAAAGGAGATATCACAAAGTTTAAAGAGATTACAAAACTATCAGCTTCCGAATGTCTAACTTGGTTAGAGTTTGAAAAGGAGAAGAACGAATTAGAGACAAAGATGTTAAAACAGAAAACTAAATGAGACAAGTATATACTGTAATAGACAAGTTGAATGAAAAGCTAAAGGAGAATGGAATTACTAATACAGTCACCTTCGGGGATATACTGGAGGTTGATTTGGACAAAACAACTATTTATCCATTATCCCATATATCAATGGGGGATGTTGTCTTCTCGGATAGAATAATAACGGCTACAATACAATTGTTCTGTTTAGATGTAGTTGATAAGAACAACGAATTAACAGATGAGGAGTCAATTTATGGAAATGACAACTTACAAGACGTGTTAAACACTCAGCTTCAAGTAGTTAATGATGTACAGCAGGAATTGAGGAGGGGTGAGTTATTTAGCGATAGACTACAACTTACTACAGATATAACTGCATCACCATTTCTAGACAACTTTGAGAATCAATTAGCTGGGTGGGCTGCAACAATTAGTATAGAGATGCCTAACACAGAACACACTATCTGTTAATGGCAAAGAAGAAAAAGTATACAGAGAAGGTTCTTGATAACTACAAGAAGATATTAGTTAATGAATTCAAGAAAGAATTAAATAAGCCTAAGAGTTACTTAGAAAAGAGTATTGTCGGTGAAGAGATTAAGAATAGAAGTGGGTTTACCATATCTATGAACGAATACGGTTTAAATGTAAATCAAGGTCGTAGTGCGGGTAAAGGAGTCCCACCTCAAAAAATAGATGAATGGGTTAGAAGGAATAGTACAATACTAAAATTAAAAGATACTAAACCATCAACTATTAAGCAAGTTGGTTATTTAATCAACAGGTCCATCAAAAACAAAGGTATTAAGCCACATAGATTTATAGATATAGTAAGAGATAAGTTTGAACCTAGATTGACGATGGACTTATCGGATGCTTACAGAAGAGAGATACAAGAAGAGTTAGATAAAGCCACTCCTTCAGCTAAGAAGAGCTAGAGTTACACTTTACGAAAACTGAGTTATATTATAAAGGAAGTAAATTATATTAAAAAATGGCTGATAAAAGACTAAACGTAAGAAGTCCTTATTATATCGATTCTAATCCACCGCAACCGAATGTATTCACTTGTGCAAATGCAGCCTTTCACGTTGTTAACGGTATTACAGGAGATAATATTGTTTTGGGTACAGATGCAACTGTTCAGGAGGGGACATTAACTGATATTTTCCCTACAACCTATCAAAGTGGAGAGACCACATATTACGCTAGTATATTAGCCCCTGCGGGTTATGAGAATGAAGGAGAGACAATAACATTATGTACAGATAATGCAATAGGTTCTGAGGCTTTATCAGAGGGGACTTGTACAGAGGCATCTTTTGCTGTAGCTGACGGTGTTGTTGGACAAACTGTTTCAGCTAGTGCACAAAACGGATTTATATTAAATTCAGTTAGCCCTACAACATATCAGTCAGGGACCACCACATATACAGCTAATATAACTGTGCCTTCAGGATATTCTAATGCAGGGGCAACATTAACCACCTGTACAGGTGCAGCTGTAGGACAAGCAGCTCCTGTAGACTTCCCTCCTTCAGGTGAACCTACGGACCCTGATCCAGGAGCGCCAGATGCAGTGTTATTTACCTGTTACGAGGCAAACTTCCAAGTTTCAAACGGAACAGTAGGAACTACTATTGTTATTGGCTCTGACGCTACTTCAAATGGTATATTGAACAGTGTAAGTCCTTCAACTTATCAATCAGGAACTGCAACTTATACAGCAAATATTACGGCACCTGCCACTTACAGCAACGCAGGAGCGACATTAACAACTTGTACGAACACTGCATCTGGTAGCCCTGCTATAACATATTACTATACACTAGTCGAAAGGTGTGATGGCGGAAGCGTAACCCAGGTTCGTTCTACAGTACCAATTATAGGAGTATATTCAAGTGTACTTTATAATGGGGACTGTTATGAGGTAGCGGGATATGGTAGTCCAAACACAAATGATATTACTTCACCTTATAGCGATTGTGCTGATTGCTGTGATAAAGTAGGTGGAGCAGGTGGATGTACTTCACCAGATGTATATTATTATACGCTTACAAGATGTAATCCTGAGCAGAGTGGGTTTATAAGTGGGCAAACAACAACTGAGATTACACTAAACGTAAACGATAGGGTAGTTGTTGGTTCAACATATTACACTGTAACAGGTACTGCTACAACAGGTACTAGTGTAGGTACTGTAACGGATACAGGGAATACAGGATGTCCTCCAGTATGTACAGGTATTGCTATATTTAGAAGCCTTACATCGGCAGAGGGTGCTTGTTGTTCGGCTAAAGGTGGGGTACAATACTTCAACAACACAACAGTAGAAACATCAAGTAGATTCTATGCATTCGACAATAGTTGTACCACATTACATTCAGGTACAGCTTATATAATGGATGGAAACAATCCGGGATACTATTATACATTCGTAAACGGAATTAAGACAGCAGGACCAACATTATGCCCAACCTGCCCATAAATTATGAAATATCTAGACTATGACCTTATAAAATCCTATGAAGGGGTTAACTTCACAATAGAAAAGAAATGTGATGACATATTGTTTTTCTGTATAGATGGGTTTTATTCGGAGAAGAGATATTTAGATTTTATGGTGAAGAAGTTAACAGGAGAATATAAGACAGCCCTAGTCTTTGGATTAGGGTTAGGTCTTATACCTCAATGGTTGGCTAACGAGAAAGGAACTATGGTGGATGCGATAGAGAAAGATAGTGAATTAGTTGAGGTAATAAACATATTAGACTATCTATCCAATAACATCACATTAAGCGTTGATAATGCTTTTAGTTACGAACAGAAAAAAGAATATGATTTAATTGTATTTGATATTTGGTTTGATAAAGAACAAATCACTGAAGAGTTGCAATTAGAATTAAACAAGAAATACAAAGCAAAGCAGATATATTATCCTTTGATAAATAAGTTATATATATAAAATATAGTTATGGCAACAATAGTAAGTGCTGAATTGAAATTATGGATATACGAAGGGCAGCCTTTAACCTACAGCGGTACCCCTAACTATACACTAAACAAAACATTAATACCTGGAGAAGATAAGATATTATTCGAAACAGCCGAATTAGTGAAGGATTATATTGATGTTTATTTTGACGGTGATTATAGCACAGCTAAATTGACCGCTTGGGCGTCTTGGGAGATAACAAACACTTTTGATGACGCTACAACAAATTTAATTAAAGATACTAGACTTGCCACATTAGCCTACGGTTATTTCTTGGATGAGATAAACCCTCAATTCATTTCCCCATTACAACAATCAAATACTTGTATTTATTGGAAGAAAGGGGAACCTGTTAGAGTGCCTCTATACAGAGATGACGGGTTGTATAGTGTGTCTTTCTCTGAAGATGATGGTTACAGTCCACCCGAAACTTATGATGGTGTAGCATTCCCTCTTAAGGCTGATAATACAACATACAGAGTCGACACTGAGTTATTGACTTCTGATATGAATAAGATTGATTTACCTGGTGAACCTAGTGACACTAAACCACCTTCAGTAACAACTGATGCAATAACTATAACAACAGAAGAAGGTGAGACGATAGAACTTGATGTTAATTTTATAGAGGAGTGTAAAAACACGCCTTATAAAGTGACATTTATAAACAAATTCGGTAGTCTACAAGATGTTTGGTTCTTTGGCAGAAGATTAGATGAGGCAAATGTAAACAGAGATCAATATAAGGTGAACACTGTACAAACATCAGCGACGTCTGTATTCTATAAAACGACCAACGGTACAAACAAATTTTATAACGTGAACTCTAAGAAATCAATGACATTAAACACAGGATTTGTTTGTGAGCAATATAATGAAGTTGTTCAGCAGATGATGCAATCTGAATATGTTTGGATTCACGAGAACAATAAAGCATATCCTGTAAACCCTACGGATAATCAAATATCATATAAAGATGAAAGATACGATAAGCTATTGAACTTCACTGTTAAGTTTGAATATGCTTATGACGAACTAAATTCAGTTAGATAATGCAGAGACTTCAGTTATATATTGAGGATAATGATGGTAACTATCCATTGGTCGATATGTTTGATGACGAAACAGTTCAGCTTACATCAACAATACAAGACATAAGAGATATAGGCAAGGTGTTCACTGATTACTCTCAGACATTCACCGTTCCTGCCTCTGAAAGGAATAATAAGATATTTAGACACTTTTATAACTTTCATATAACAGGTAATGCTTTTGACCCAAGAAAAAAGAAGAAAGCTAAATTATATATAAACTATACACCATTTCGAGAAGGTAAAATATACCTAAACAGTGTAAAAATGAAGAATAACAAGGCCTATTCTTATGAGCTTATATTCTATGGGAACACTGTGTCACTAAAAGACTTGATAGGTGATGATGAGTTGACGGATTTAGCTTACCTATCTAGTTACGACCACGTTTATAGTGAGGTTAATGTAAGAAATGGACTTACCACTGGATTAAATTTAAACAGTCAGACCAATTCAATTATCTATCCATTAATAACGTCTAAGAAAAGATTATTCTTTAACTCAGATAATCCTACCGCTATTGGCTTTTACAATTCGTCTGGTAATGTTTATCACGACGAGTCATTAACACCTGATCCAGGTGATCCTACAAGAGGTTTAGAATATACAGATTTAAAACCTGCAATAAAAGCTATTCATATAATAGAGGCTATAGAAAATAAATATAGCTTATCATTTACGAGAGATTTTTTTGATTCAGATGTGTTCGGTAATTTATATATGTGGATTAATAGCAAGAAGGGGGAATTGGATGATATTGATGATGATGAAAGCTATTTGTTCTCACATAAACTAACTGGTTACACTACTACAGGGACTCCATTGGCTAGTGCCGACTTTAATGGTAGCGAGATTACTTTGGGTAGTTTGTTTGGTTACCATAGCTTTTCATTAGGTTTAACAGTATCAAATCAAGGCATTCCTTACAAAGTGATATTTAGGGATAAAACTAGAGGTAATGAAAGAGTGGAGAGTGGTCTAGGTGATGGAACATTTGATTTTGACTTAAATGACTTTGGTTATAGTGGTGATGTAGTTTTTGAGGTAGAGATACAATCAAAAAGTGAATTTACAATAAATGGTGCTGATTTAGATATAACATTCACTAGCACTATAAGCGGTCAACCAACGGTGTATAATTATTCAGCCTCAGGTTCAGTTGGTCAAAACACTGAAGCAGATTTATTCATCTTAGATAGGTTACCTAAGATGAAAGTTATAGACTTCTTGACTGGGTTGTTTAAGATGTTTAATCTCACCGCATATTTTATAGATGATTACGGTGACCCTGAATATGGATATATATATGTTGACACTTTAGATAATTATTATGCTGATGCTGTAAATAATAAGTTAGGTGGGCTTATAGATTTAGATAAGTATGTAGATATAACTGAACATACAGTAGACGCTATATTGCCTTTTACAGATATAGAATTCAAATATCAAGAAACAAACACTGTTGTTATGGAGCATCATTTTGAGAAATTCAACGAAGTGTTTGGTGACTCTGAATTCAATGTAAGAAGGAACTTTCCTGATATAGATCGGGGCAATAAATATGAAATAAATCTACCCTTCTCTCATATAAAATACGAAAGATTGATTGATTTGGGTGAGAACTTAGGCCCTAATGCTACACCAGACACATCTATTCAATGGGGTTATTGTGCAGGTGGTGAATTTGATGCTGATACAGCAGAAAATACAGGTGACTATGATACTATGGATATACAACCATTGTTGTTTTACGCAATAAATGAATCAGGTTTACCCGCATCAAGTCCAGCCAACTCCAATAGAGGCGGTAAGATAAACTGGATATCTACCTCGCCACCAACTGGACTAACTAACTACTGGAGACCTTCTAATAGTAATGAGGATGGTAACCCTACAACTGCACCTTCATATTCTTTGAATTTTGATCAAGAGGTTGATGAATGGCAATCCGTAAATTATGGTTCAGACAGTAATTCTCTGTATAATGTTTTTTATAAATCTTACGTAGAAAGCGTTTTCAATCCACTCAAGAGAATGTTTAAGATTAGAGCATTCCTACCTACTAATATTGTGGTTAATTACAGATTAAATGACCAAATAAAAATACAAGACAAGATTTTTAGGATTAATTCAATAACAACAAACCTAATGACTGGAGAGTCGGAGATGGAGTTGTTAAATATATTTTCAAACGAGATAGTAGAATGATTAGAGAAATAGTAGACTTATTAAAGGCAAGAGATTTTTATGGTGTTGATCCAATCATCGATATCGCTAAGGGTAAATATAAAGCTCCTGTAACTGTAAAAGAATTAAAAGAATCCGTAAAGAGAAGAAGTAATGGCTGATAATAATAAAAAGATAATATATACCGTAGAGGTAAATGATAAGGGGAAGATTAAAGTAGATGGTATTAAGTCCTCGTTTTCAGACTTAGAGCAAAAGGTGAATTCAGCAACAAAAGCGACTAAACAATTCAGCAAGACCAATGTAGATATGATTGCAACCTCTGGATTAGCAGGTGCAACATTAACAGAAGTTGGTAGAACTATATCTGATTTTAACTACGGAATTAGAGGTGTAGCAAACAACTTATCTCAATTATCGTCACTCTTTATAACTTTAGTAGCAAAAGCAGGCTCTCTTGGCAAAGCAATTAGTATTTTAAAGGCTCAGTTAATGGGTCCTTTAGGCCTGATCCTTATTTTTCAAACTATAGTGATGCTTCTTGAGAGGTTCGATATGCAAGCTAGTAAGACTAAAAAAGGTGTTGATAGTATTGGAACTGCTTCAGCAGCAGCAGGTTCTAACCTTAAAATACTTATGGATGTTATGGATGATACCAGTTTGTCTACAGAAGAATTGGAAAGAGCTGTTAATAAAGCTAATTCAGAATATAAGGACTTAAACATACAAATTGACGAAAACGGTAGGGTAACTGAAGAGTCAAGAAGACAAATTAATTTAAAGATACTAGCGCTTGAGAGATTGGCAAAAGCTGCTGCTGTACAAGGCGAAATAGAAAAAGTTTTTACTGAAATAGTAAAAACTCAAGTAGAAGAGCGTAAGCAGATTGCTAAAATAGAGGAAGGTAGGGAAAAGAGGGAAGAGCAAAGATTATTAGCTTCTCAAAACAAAACACAAGCAGCTCAGAGTGCTTTTTTTAAAGGGATAGTGGTTTCTACAGATGAAGCAATACAAAACGTTAAAGATGGTTTTATTGAGACAAGAAAAGAATTAATCAAGGAATTAAGCGCATTAACGGACATTCTAGTTGATGAAGATTTAGTAGACGAAATATTTAAAGACCCAAAAGGAGGTAAAGGACTAGGAAAAAGAGCAAGGGCTAGACTATTAGATTTTGATAATGAATTAAAGAATTTCTTTTTAGATATAGATAAAAATGGTGTTGAGGGAATACTAGTAAAAGGTATCGAAAGAGTCCAGAATATATATAAACCATTATTTGAAAGTGCTAAAAAGACTTCTGAGGATTTAAAAAGGCTAGGTGAAGACTTTAAAGACTTTCAAGATAGAAATCAAGCAAGTCTTAAAGCAGGATTGGCGTTCATAAAAGAACAGGCAAAAGACGTGTCTAAATTGTTTAGAGAAAGTCAAAAGTCTTTAGGATATGTTAATTCAGTTATTATGTCTTATCACGATGCTAGAATGGAAGCATTAAAAAGAGAAAGGGATTATGCGCTTAATTCTGGTAAATTGACTGGTGATGCTAGAAGACAAGCATTAGCTGACATTGAAAAAAGAGAGATAAAGGCTCAAGAGAGAAAAATAAAAGCAGAAAGAGATTTATTCACTATAAAACAATCATTATTGATAGCTGAAGAAATTCTGAAAATCAAGGCTGATTTCGCTGAAAGAAAAAGAATATTTGAAAATGCTCAAGTTCGGATAATAGCGGGTTCTGTGGAATCTATTGCTTCAGCTCAATTCTCATTAGGTGAATATGTTAAGCAATTAGGTCCTATTGGTATAGCTACATACGCTGTCACTATTGGGGGACTTGTAGCATCAATATTAGCAGCTAGAAAGAAAGCTCAAACATCACTAGCTAGTTTAGGCGCACCCTCTGTAGGTGGAGTAGGAGGCGGAGCAGGTATAGAAGCTCCAGACTTTAATGTAGTAGGTGCATCACCTGAGTCTCAATTAGCTCAATCAGTATCGCAACAGCAACAACAACCGCTGAGGGCATTTGTAGTTCATAAAGATATTAAGAATGCTAATGAGCTTGACAGGAAGATAACAGAGCCAACTGGATTATAAGATATAAAACGAATAGAATCAAAATAGTTAATTATATATGGAACGTATTATAGAACTTATTATAGACGAGGAAAACGAATTTAGTGGGATAGAAGCTATCTCTGTCGTTGAAAACCCTGCTATCGAAGAGGATTTCGTTGCTTTAAAGGAGCATAAAGAGGTTAAACTTGCCGAAGTAGATAAAGAGAAGAGGATTTTGATGGGTGCAGCCCTAATTCCCAATAAAAAGATATATAGAAACAGTGGAGAAGAGGAATATTACATCTTCTTCTCTGAAGATACCGTTAGAAGAGCTTCAGAATTGTTTTTAATGAAGGGTAATCAAAACAACAGTACTTTAGAACATCAAGTAGAGCTAGAGGGTATGTCTGTGGTCGAATCTTGGATTATAGAGGATGAAGACAAGGATAAATCAAGAAAGTATGACTTTAATCTACCTATTGGCACTTGGATGGTATCTGTAAAGGTCAATAATGATGATATTTGGGATCAGGTAAAAGCGGGTGAAGTAAAAGGTTTCTCTATAGAGGGTTACTTTGCGGATAAAATGGATGGACCTAAGGAGTCTTTACCTGAACAGATGTGTTCTGAGTGTCTAGAAGAATTAAACGCTGAATATGAACTCCTAGAGGCCTTAGAAAGCCTATCTGAAGAGGTTGAATTAGAATCTTATGGAGGTTATCCTGAATCTGCATCTAATAATGCTAAGCTAGGGATAAAAAGAAATAAAGAATTAGGCAATAAGTGCGCTACCCAGGTTGGCAAGGTTAGAGCTAGACAGCTAGAGAGAAAAGAGAAGTTTACAGTATCTACCTTAAAGAGAATATACTCTTATTTAAGTAGAGCTGCTGAATACTATAACCCTAGTAAGCCTGAGGCTTGTGGGACTATAAGTTATCTTCTTTGGGGAGGCAAAAGTATGTTAAACTGGACTGAATCTAAATTAAAAGGATTAGAGAAACTAGAGGATGTGAACCCTTGCCAAGAAGGTTATGAGATGGTTGGGTTTAAGAATAAGAACGGTAGAAAAGTACCTAATTGCGTACCTAAAAAATGATAAATAAGATGAAAGAAACTCCAAGCTATTCTTCTCCTAAAAGCAGCAAGAGAGGATGTCTTTGTAAGGATGGAAGAACATACTCAAGAAAATGTTGCAACGGCACATTAAGAGGTCAAGGTGTGGGTAGTGTTACTAGATATTTGTTTCACCTATACACTGAAGACGGGAAAAAGTTAATGCAAGAAAACACACATAAATTATATCAATAATGGCAGATCATAAAATATCAGAACTAACAGACGCTACTACACTTACAGGTACAGAGCAAATCCCTTTAGTACAAAGTAGTACGACAAAGAAGGCCACTATAAACGACATAACAAATCATATTATAACTGTAGCTAAAACAGCTTCAGCAGATGAGGTTGTTGATTTAGATTCTTCTACATACGAAAACGCTATGATGATAAAATTAACTTGGGATGGCGCTTCAGGAACTGCAACATACACATTACCAGATGCAACCTCATCTAACTCAACAAATAGGGTATTAAGATTTATAACAGATAGTACATTTTCTGCTAGTACAAGGGTTGATATAACTCCTGCTAGTGGCCAGAATCTGGATGGTGCTACATCCTCATATGAAATAAATAAAGCCTATGAAGGTATAGCCGTCTGGAGTGATGGTATAGAATGGTTTATTGTTCAGAAAAAAGCCTAAAAATGCAACACTTTGAGGGTTAGTCAGTAATATTTATAAATATTAAATTTTATGAAAGCAAGTGAAATCGTTTCAAAACTGAAAGAAGTGCTTTTATCTTCAACAGAAGATGTGGAAACTCAAGATACAATACAAGAAGAAGTACAACTTGAAGAATCTACTCCAGAAGTTAAAGAGGAAGTACAAGAAGAAGTACAATTAGAGGAAACTCCCGAAGGTGAGGTTTCTGAAGATGATTTAGCAGAAGAACCTGCTGAAATGTCTTACGCAACAAAAGAAGAACTAGCGGAAGTTAGAGCTTTAGTTGAAAAGATGATGGGTCAATTAGAGGCTAAAGAAGAATCGAAAGTAGATGTTCCTCAAGAACTTTCTGCTGACGAAGCTCCTGAACAACCTTTAATGCACTCTCCTGAGAATGTATCAGAGAATGCTCCATTAAACCTTTACGCACAAAATAGAGCTACGACTACTTTAGATCGTGTTCTTCAAAGAATTAGTAAATAAAACACAAAAATCAAATTTAAATTATGGCAACTACAACTTCAATCTCTACTACTTATGCAGGTGAATTTGCTGGAAAGTACATTTCTGCTGCATTGTTAGAAGGTTCTACTATCTCTAGCGGTGGTATTACCGTTAAACCTAATGTAAAGTTAAAAGAAGTAATCAAGAAAGTATCTACTAACGATTTAGTTAAAGATGCAACTTGTGACTTTGACGCAACTTCTACAATCACTCTTACTGAGAGAATTTTAACTCCAGAAGAGCAACAAGTAAACTTACAATTGTGTAAGAAAGATTTCCATTCAGACTGGGAAGCTATTCAAATGGGATACTCTGCATTCGATAGCTTACCTCCTAGTTTTGCTGATTTCTTAATCGGACACGTTGCTGCTAAAGTAGCACAAAGAACTGAGCAGTCTATCTGGGCAGGTGATACAGCAACAAACGGACAATTTGATGGTCTTTCTACTATCGTAGCAGCAGATGCAGGATTGCCAACAGCGCAAGAAGTTGCAGGAGCAACTGTAACGTCTTCAAACGTAATCACAGAGCTTGGTAAAATTGTAGACGCTATTCCTTCTTCTCTTTATGGAAGCGAAGACCTTAATGTGTATGTATCTCAGAATATCGCAAGAGCTTACGTAAGAGCTTTAGGTGGATTTGGTGCAGCAGGATTAGGTGCAGCAGGTACAAACGCTATGGGAACTCAGTGGTGGAACAACGGAAGTTTATCTTTTGACGGAGTTAAACTATTTGTTGCAAACGGACTAGCTGACAACACAGCTATGGCAGCAGAAAAATCTAACTTATTCTTCGGTACAGGATTGATTTCTGATCATAACGAAGTAAAAGTTATTGATATGGCTGACTTAGACGGTTCTCAAAACGTGAGAGTTGTAATGAGATTTACAGCAGGTGTACAGTATGGTGTCGTTGAAGATATTGTAACATACGGTATTACAAACGCTGCGAACTAATAAATAATTAAATAACTATAAAGGGTGGGTAAGCCAAAGTGCCTACTCACCCTTTTTTAATACTAAAAAATATGGCTTGTGATTTAACTAGAGGGCGTAAAGAAGGCTGTAAAGATCAGGTTGGTGGTCTAAAAGCTATCTACTTCACTGATTTCGGTGATTTAGGTACTATTTCATATGCTGATACAGCAAATGAGGATTACCAAATAACTGACCTTTCGGGCACTTTTACTGCCTACAAATATGAATTAAAAGGGAATAGTAACTTCGAGCAAACGATTACTGCAAACCTAGAAAATGGAACTACATTCTTTGAACAATCTTTAAATGTTACATTAAAACAACTAAGTAAAGAGGACCACAAAGAATTGAAGTTGCTATCTTATGGTAGACCACATATTGCTGTGGAAGACTATAATGGAAATGTATTCTTGATGGGTACGGAACACGGTGCTGAATTATCTGGAGGTACAATTGCTACAGGAGCATCAATGGGTGATTTAAGTGGATATAGCCTTACCTTCACAGGTATGGAGAGAAGACCTGCAAACTTTGTAGATGCACCAACTGATGGTAGTCCTTTCGCAGGAATGGCTTCAGCTACTGCTACAATTACAGAAGGTACAAACTAATAAGAGTTCATTTTGATAAGAAGATGGGGTGGCTTTATGGTCACCCTTTTTTTTTGAACAAAATCAAAAGTATTTAGTTATACTTATATGATAAGACTTTTGCCAAACACAAATTCACAAACACTAAGTATAATACCTAGGTCATATACCGCTGCTAGTGATTTAACATTAAAGATTGTTGAAGATGGCACAAAAAAGAATGAGACACTAACCGACTTAACCTCAACAGTTAATGGCAATTTCTTAGATATCCCTTGTACTTTTAGTATACTATCTGATGATTCGGTTTATTCTATAGAAGTGAAGCAGGATTCAACATTACTTTACAGAGATAAGGTTTACGTTACGTCTAAAACAGATACTACAGTATCTCACACATTAAATACCGGTCAGTATAATAATTATGATGCTGAAACTGATGAGAAACAATATATGATAATATGAGTCGAAAAAGTATAAAAGCGAATAGAAATATCCAAAGGCCTAGAAATATAGACCCTAATATGAGGGTTATTAACCTGTCTGGTTATGAAATACCCAAGGTAAAAGAGAATACTAGAAAAGAATGGGTTGAATATGGAGATGACAATAACTACTTTTATGAGCTTATTGAAAGATATCTAGGAAGTCCCACAAACTCTAGGTGTATCAATGGTATCGTTGATATGATTTATGGTAGAGGCTTGAATGCAACAGATTCTACGGATAAACCTGAGATGTTTGGTAAGATGCAGGCTTTGTTGAAGCCTACAGATATAAAAAGGATAGTTAATGACATTAAGATGCTTGGTCAAGCTACAATTCAGGTTGTTTACAAAGCAGGTAAGAAAGAAATAACAGGACTACATCACTTCCCAACAGAAACATTAAGAGCGGAAAAGGCAAAAGATGGAAAAGTGCAGGCTTACTATTATCATCCTGATTGGGTAAATATAAAGCCAAGTGATAAGCCAAAGAAAATACCATCATTTAGAAATGGTAGTAAAAGTGAAAAAATAGAAATTTATTGTATTAAACCATATAGAGCAGGGTTTTATTACTATAGCCCTGTAGACTATCAAGGGTGTTTACAATATTGTTCTCTAGAAGAAGAGGTATCTAACTATCATATCAATAATATAAAGAATGGATTGCAACCTTCTTTATTATTAAACTTCAATAATGGTATACCTACAGATGAGATACAAGAACTTATTGAAAGAAAGATATATGATAAATTCAGTGGGTCTTCTAATGCTGGTAGGTTTATATTAGCTTTCAACGAAAGCACAGAGACACAGGCCAATATAGAGCCTATACATCTTCCTGATGCTCACGCTCAATACGACTTCCTAGCTAAAGAGAGTAGAGAAAAGATTATGATTGGTCACGGTGTTGTATCACCTATATTGTTAGGTATAAAGGATAACACAGGCTTTGGTAATAATGCTGAAGAACTTAGAACAGCATCTATTCTTATGGATAATATTGTTATCAGACCGTTCCAGACATTACTTATTGATGCATTTAAGGAGCTTTTGTCATTTAATGGAATATTTCTTGATCTATACTTTACCACTTTACAACCGATAGAGTTTACAGAACTAGAAAACATATCTACTAAGGTTAAGAGAGAGGAAGAAACTGGTGAAAAACTATCTTCAGATAAGGTAGAAGATTTAGAAATAGAAGATATAGAGGTAGATGTTGAGGTAATTCAACCAACTGAAAACAAAGAAGAATAGTTACTATGAAGGCATTATTTATAACATTAAAGGAATTAAAAAGGAAATCTATATTTGATGGAAACCTTGATGCTGACAAGATAATTCAGTTTATTGAAGTGGCTCAAGATACAGAGATACAGACATATCTAGGCACAAAACTATATAACAAACTACAGGCTGATATTATAGGAGACACTTTAACAGGTGACTATAAAACATTAGTAGACGATTATATAAAGCCAATGCTTATTTGGTATACTCAAGCTGCATTTATTCCTTATGCAGCTTATCAGATATCTAATGGTGGTATATATAAGCATAATTCAGAGAACGCCACCTCTGTAGATCAATCTGAGATAAATTCTCTGGCTAGTCACGCTACAGAAACTGCTGAGTTTTATACTCAAAGATTTATGGACCATATGAATTATAACAGTAATCTATACCCTGAATACATATCAAATCAAAATGATGGTATGTATCCTGAGAAGGATGTTAATTTCACAGGTTGGGTTTTATAATGGCGAAAAAGAAAAGAATAGGCTATAAGCCTAAGAAAGAGAACGAAATTAAATTAAATAGTTATTTAATAAAGAACGACGATGAGTTGGGGAAAGATATACGAAACAACACATTTCGGAGAAATAAATAACAGTATAGGTTGGGGAGATATTTATCAAAATATCGTAACTACCTCTGCTAGGTCTTTAGCTAGTACGACAAATATATTTGCCGATACTATCAACTATCTAGCGAGTAATTTTTACAGTGAATAATGGCAAATACAATAAATTGGGCGGTTTCGTATTGTGGTAGCTGGTGGGGTAATAACTCTAATCAGTCTACTATAAACATAAATTCTAAACCTCCCTGTCTATAATCAATAACAATAAGAGATGGCTAAACAAGTAATAGGAATTGGGAGTGCAGCAAACGATGGAACAGGTGATCCGTTAAGAACAGCATTTGATAAGATCAACGACAATTTTACGGAATTGTATAGTGATGATGCAGGTGATGTTAATTCGGTAAATGGTGCAACAGGAACAGTAGTATTAGATTCAGATGATATTGCAGAAGGTACTACTAACGAGTATTATACAGAAGCAAAGGTATCAGCAAATACAAGCGTAACAGCAAATACCGCAAAAGTAACAAATGCAACTCACACAGGAGATGTGACTGGAGCTACCGCTTTAACTATTGCAAATGATGTAATAGATTTTGATAAACTAGGAGCGGAATTTACAACAAGTTCAGCAGTAACAACAGCATTAGATTTTAGTGCTGCACAAGTGTTTACTAAAACTATGTCGGCAGATACTACTTTCACTTACTCAAATGT